TGTCGCTGCACCTAACTGTGCTGGTGTATGTGTGTGATTCCCTAAGGAGACTGTTGTTGCTGTCGTTCCTGTTGGGATTCTTGCGATATTCAGTGTCCCTGCATTGACATCACTCGCATTGTGGGTATGGCTTGCTGCCGCTGCACCTAACTGTGCTGGTGTATGCGTGTGATTCCCCAAGGAGACAGTCGTACTTGTCGTTCCTGTTGGGATTCTCGCAATATTCAATGTCCCTGCATTGACATCACTCGCATTGTGGGTATGGCTTGCTGCCGCTGCACCTAACTGTGCTGGTGTATGAGTGTGATTCCCTAAGGAGACTGTTGTTGCTGTCGTTCCTGTTGGGATTCTTGCGATATTCAATGTCCCTGCATTGACATCATTTGCATTGTGGGTGTGAACCGATGGGGCACGATTATTTAATTCCGTTTGTAGATTCGTGACTTGGGCAATGGTGTGCTGATGTCCGTTTGGAACAACTGTTGCATTAATCGCAGCATTTGCTGTTCCATTAAAGCTCGCTGACCCAGTTACACCTCCAGTTAGGGTAATATTTCGTGAATTTTGTAAGCTTGTTGCCGTTGAAGCGGTTGCTGCATTACCTCGTAGATTTCCTACGAATTCATTGGCTACTACTCGACCGCCTTCCTCAACAGACATTCGAGTATTACCACCTCTCCCTTGAATTTGGAATGTGGCGTCTCCTCCTCCTGCTCCGTCTCCATTTAGGCGGATTCTCGGTATATCATCTTCGTATCCTAAGTAAATTGCAGCTTCTTGCTCGGAATCGATTGTGCTTGGGTTAATCGCACCAACTCCACCTGTGCTTGTTGAACGAATTTTCCCATTAACGGTCAGATCTCCTTGTATAGCTTGACTGCGATTACCTATTGCTTCATTCGTTGACATCATTATTTGCTCCTTCTGTTTTTGTTTCATCTCATTTTCCATATTTCATCATCACCTTCTTGTGTTTTGTAAGTCCTAGTATCCTTATTCTACTTCTTGCTCAAGCTCAGGCGTTTCACCATGCCTGCTTAAGTTTGCATGTGATTCGCGTAACAATTTATTCTCGGCAATCAAAGAAGCCAGCTGAATTTCTAAATTGGCGATTTTGATTCCTAACGTATTGATGATTTCTATATTTAAATTATTTTCCATTGTCAATCTACTCCTTATATTCATCTTTTTGCGCTGTATATTTTTTATCTGCAGCTAAAATTTTTTCTCCTTCACTATTTCCCTTACCAAGTAACATTTCCACTGCACCTTCTAGCCGTTCAATTTTCTCTTTTTGCTCACGGACTAAGGGAATCAACAAGGTCAACAGTCGATCATAATAAATTCCTTCAATTTCTCGACCATCTTGCCCACGCTGAATATACATTCCCAATCCTACTTCTTCCAAATCTTCGGCAATTAGCCCGTAATGTTCTCGTAAATGCGGGATGGTTTCCGTTTCAAGATCTATATCTTCTCCCTGATGGCGAGCTGTTAAATAATTGGCATAAGACTCGGTAGCCTCCTTATCAAACCACTTAGAAAGTTTTAAATCCAAAATCTTATCTGCTAATTCACTTGGATCTAATCTTGTAATATTTAGCTTATATTTTAAGGCAGATGGTGTGATTGTGTTAATGGTGACATTTTGTGAGCCATTGATAGATGCTGAACCTGTGACTGCGCCTGCTAGCGTAATGGTTCTTGCCGTTCCCCAATGGGCAGTTGTGATTCCTTCTGTGCCATTAAATGAGGTTCCATTGATCATTCTTGCTGTTTGAAATCTTATCGCTGTTCCAGCAGGATGGATATGATCTGCACGTGCAAATTGCATAGAACTACCAATTACTCCGGTCGCCATTGTTGTTGACAAAGGTAAAGTAGTTGCAGGTTGTGGAAGTGCTCGCTGGTTAACCAATTGTTGCCAATCACTCCATCTGTTTGGTGATTGTTGATGGCCGATTCGATACCACCTAGTTGGGTTGACATATGCTGAATCGGTAAAGACTTGTGTGATGCGAACAAGATTGATCCATTCTGTTTCAACTGTTCCTGTATTCGCTGGCCATCCATGACCAACTGGCATGTTAGCAACACTAAAAGAACTACGGCCTGCTGGATATTGATTGATATCTACAACCGCTGTAAACGCATTTTGGTTAAGCCGTGTCGTATGCTTAATATTATCATCTAAATGTGCTTGCAGACCAGTTACTTGGGCGATGGTATGGCTATGTGTCACAGGTGAGGCGCCTACTTGAGCTAATGTCATGGATAAATTTCCACTACCATTAAAAGCTGTAACAGTATGATTTCCGATGGTGATATTTCTAGCTGTTCCCCAATTGGCTGTTGTAATATTTGCTGATCCATTGAAACTCGTTCCATTGATTTGCCTAGCAGTTTGTAATGCTGTTGCAGTTGCTGCATTTCCTGTGATAGTTGTTTGTGGGGGATGGGTATGATTCCCTAAGCTCACAGTCGTATTTGTCAGTCCTGTTGGAATTCGACCAATCGCTAATGTTCCTGAGTTGATGTCACTAGCATTATGGGTATGACTAGACATCGCCCGATTGTTCCAACTTGTCCGTTCTGCTTGGGTGATGTGGGCAGTTGTGTTCTCCCTATGCTCATCAAGCACTTCATGTGCATCAGCAATCCCTGTTTCCCAACGATTGGCATCTTCTGGCTGAACGATATCTTTTGATTGCCACTCTGTCTTTCTTTTTTCAAATGTGCCCATGTTATTCACCTTCTTCTCGTTCTAAATTTTCATCTCTTAAAGTATGCTCTACAAGCCCCCTGTGATTAGGCTGCTAAATGTCAGAACATATCGAAATCGTGTTGTTGTGTTAATCGGCGGCAATTCGACAACATTACTTGCAATGATTTCCCCCTGATGGTCTTCAAGCGACAATCGCCTGAGTTCACTTATGTCATCAGGAATAAGGAATTCAAGTGTGTAAACACCTTCATTTACTCTAACCTCGAAATTATTAACAACTCGGTTATCGTTTAACACGATCCTTCCAACTTTATCGCAAAAAATTTCGGCAAATTCGTTTAATATAAATCCTTTTATCATGACAACCTCACCTCTATTCCTGTCTCTTTATCCAAAATAAATGGTGTAACTCCTAGCTCCCAACACCCCATTCGTTTAAGTTCCACGTGATCTACAAAGGCGCTCGGTTCAATGTTTACCTGGTTCTCTAGAATTGGAACAAGCCTAAAAGTAAGGTTCGCCGGTTTGACACGATAGATGGTTAGCAACATCTCGTTATAAGATGCCTGGTGCTCCACTGTGCTTTCTAATCGAAGTTCGTGGGTGGCGTAATTAACCTCTAAGGTATATTGATCATTTCCATCTTCATCAGGTCCAATGATGGTATTTAATCGTTCTCTTAACCATCCATAAGTAAATCTTGGAATGGAAGAGAGGCGGTGAATGATTCGAGTTCGTCTAAATGCCTCATCTTCAGTGTCCTCGTCGGGGTTATGGCTAATATTTAAAATATCTTCCCAAATTTCGATCATTTGCTGATCGCATGTTTTAATAAATTGATCATCCATAATCAGTCGCATGTCTTGCTTCAGGTGATCTATAAGCTTGTTTTCAGCTTCCATGAGGATATCTGTCTCGTGGATACCTTCATAATAGTTGGGGAGGTAACGACCTAAATCAGTCTTCATCTTCAATCACCCCTGTTCTGTACCATCTCCGTAATAGTTAGCTCTCCTAAGTAAGGTAACAGGGGGAGTATTAATCGCCCTGTTTCATCTTCTGATGACTGAGCAACTCTTCTCATTACTTGAGGTAGTTCAATATTGTTTTGTCTGTGATTTAAATAAATCTCAACATCTGTAATACCGTTAATGCTAAGCAAAGCTGCCACGATTTGTGACCGCACCATCATCACGCGATGATGGTTAAAGTCATCAGCTTTATCCCATCCTTGACGCAATGATAGAAAATAATCTCCTAAAGATTCCCTCACTGCAGATTGTACCTGAGTTAACACCGTCCCTGGTGTCAATCCCACTTTAACTGTAACGGCAACCTCTTCTTTTTGTGCCGTTACAACTGTCACCCGATGTCCAATAGGGGCAATTCCTAAGCCACTGCCTTCTCCTTTGGTATCAGGGTGAAGTTCCTCTTGCACTGCGTTTACGAATTCAGGTGTTGCATCGTCAAATGTGCTACTCAAAACAACCACACCAACGGTACCGCCGCCATTCCATGCTGGGTAAATTTGTACACCACCAACCCGACCCATGCCGGGGATGACGATATTATTCATGATTTCATGACGATAGTTCGCAACATTGCCACCAAAGGCTCTTGAATTAACCGCTTCAAAAAAGCGTGTCCGTAAGGATTCATCAGATTCAATATCTTGCCCAGAAATGATTGGCGTTGGATTCCTAATTTCTGCGATTCCTAAACCGTTAATATGTGAGACGGGTAATAAATGCCCAACATAGCTATTACCAATCACTCCCGCTTCTAAACATTCAAGCTCGTAATAGCTTGGTTTTGTTGCACCCGTTTCCTCGTCCAAGCTATCCCCGTCCGCTTCATCTACAATTCTTTCATACTTGCCAATAATCCGATAACGGATGCTATTTGTCGGATGAATGGTCGCAAAAACAAGATCAATTTCTTCATTACTTTCAAAATCAATGAGTTCACCCTCAGAATTTCTAAATTCCATGGGTTCTCCATTAGTGTTTGTGAATTCTCCGATTCTCACTGCATGCACTGCTTGATGACGGATTAAATTTTGTTCGGCTACTCGTAAATCTAAGTATTGATCAAAGGATGTCTTGATAAAGGTTGCTAAGTAAAATTGGCGTAGCTCCATGTACATTTCTGCTAATTCCATTACTGTAGGTGCTAATGCGTCGTAAATAATCGACCCTTCTCGAGCATCTACACTATTGGGAACTTTCTGAATGGCGCGCCCCATTAAATATTCAAAATCATATTGTTCTAACCTTACTCCCACATTAGTTTGTTGTGTCATCTGGGTTCACCTCCCATGTTTGTGTATATGAGCCTTCTAACGTCTGAACCTTAAATTCACACATTAAGGTATTCTTTTTCGATTGAAACATTTCAAAGTCAGAAATGCTTTCAATGCGATCATCAGCAAGTAAGGCTTCACTAATTGTGCGTTCTAAGTCCGCTTTTACGAAATCCATCTCTTCCCCAATTAAACGCTCAAGTTCAATCCCATAATTTGGACCGTAAATGACATAGGCAAACAGCTCTGTTCGTAAAATTTTATCAACCGCTTGAGCGATAGCATCTATGCCGTCTATACGCCCTAAAATTCGTCCATTGTGGACATGGTAAGTTGTTGAAGGAAGTACCATTTCTTCTCGTTCTAATAAGTCTTCCATCAGCTTGAGTCGCTCCTTTCTAAAATGTAAAAGAGTTGGCTTTTCTGGCCTTTGATCATGCGGACGTGGTCGCCGATTCGTAAATCCCGAAAAATTTGAATATGACGCATACGTTCACTATTACTCGTACTTAAAACAACGTTCCCTTCCGCTACTACGCCTGATTGACTACTCGTCACTGTATCGTAGTAAGGCAAAGTCAAGTCTCGTACCATTTGTGACAAAATCAAGAAATTTTCTTCAATTGTAAATCGATTTTCGACTCTCACACGCAAAGGTCTGGTAGATGTCACTTCACCGAAGACAATATCTGTTTTTTCGCCTTCTGGCTCTTTTTGATCACTAATATATTTCGCTAGTCGTTCGCCTGCCATAGTTATCTCACCTCTAATGTTAAGCTCATGATGTGGCTAGCTGAGCTAAATTTATGGGAACATCCTGTTACTAGTACCCGTTGTTGGTTGCTAAGGCCTTCGTTACGAAGTCTTGCAATGCTTAAAATGATGCCATTCCCAGCTTGGATTCGTGTATCACCGAGCGCATCAACTTTTAAACTACGTGATGGACGGTTTTTTTGCCTAAGCAGCCGATCGGCAGTACGCCTCATTTGACTTGTATTCATATCATCATCAACTTTTTCGTGATGTTGGAGCTTTCCCCACATTCGCATATTAGTCGCATGTTGTGCTACGATTACTTGGCGACGTTGATCTTCTGAAGCATCTCGAATTAACTGAATACGGTTATAGGTTCCTGAGTCAATGGAACCTTGGAAATTGAAGCTAGTTGCTCTTGATCGGTCACCAAAAACAAGACCTGTTTGTAATCTGTTCATATGAATATGCTCAAGTGTTCCGAAATTATCGCGGATAAAATAGCGGGCATTATCGTTGTCTCGATCAGTTCTTTCTAAGGCATCGTTGATAATATCAAATAATGATTTTCCATCGTGAATTTTCCTCGCAACATTAAAGGGGCTTTGATCGACCACTCGGAACCGCAGACCATGGTCTTGGCAAATTCGTCTAAAAATCGCTGAAGAGGGGAGGGCTGCAAAAGTGTAGGTATCTTTGTTTTGTAAGTAACGCATTTGATCGTAGGCTACCACGCTCATTCTTCCTGATTGATTACGTGTTTTGGTAAAAATGCGTCCGAAAAACACGTTTTGATTTTGATATCTAAATCTAATAATATCGCCATAATGTGGAATGATAGTGGGATCTTCTAAGCAGTCAAAGGTCAGTTTACCCGGCTGCGCTGCCAGATCAGTTGTCCAAGTGAGATTGCCGACAAGGTTGGAAATGTTAAACGCACGTTCATCTGTTTGTCTTTGAATAATAATCTCACTTCTCATCGTAACCTCACTGAGCCCGCAGTGACCCAACCTCTCCAACCACCATCCAAGGTCTTCACATGAAGGGGAAAGCGTCGTCCTGGTACATGATGACTCACGCGGCGTGTTGCATTCCGCTCTGTTTGCCCAGGCCCCGAACCAAAGGAGTCTTGATGAAGCCTCCCATTAACAATAACGATGGATCCAACTGTGATCCGTGCAGGCGGTGTTGGTCTTCTAGGTGTCACCACAGGGACACGTGGAATTTGGTTTGCTAGATTCATGCTGACTTCTCTAGCCGAGTGTTGTTTAAATTCTTTTAAATCTAGTTTAAAATAAATATCTCCATCTGCCCCTCTGAATTCGTAGTCAAAACTTTCAATGCTTACTAGCATGCTAAGCCTTGTATTTGTAAGCACAATGCGACAAGGCCTTCGATCACGCTTAATTCGTTCAATTAAATCAACGTAAAAATTCGGTCGCCGAAAATTTCTTTGAGTCAGAATGAAAGACTGGTGAGAACGCGCAGGAAAAAAGCTTTCAATGGTAAAATCTGTAAGTGTTGTAAATCCTAATTGGTTGATTTGCCCAAGGCTAACAACATCAAATGTTTGGTTGCCAGCATTTCTTACTTGCCTTAGACTTTCTGGATTAACGGGAAAGGGAATTCTTTGATTGTTATACTCAATGTATAATCGCATATATTTTTTCAACTCCTTCCAACTGCTAAGCAGTCACTAACATTGACCCTTGATGTTCAAGAATCATATCTTCAATTTGATCAACTAGAGCCTCTATATCAACATCGCCACCCTCTGTATTAACCTCAACATTAATTTGCGGTGTGAGTTGCTGGTAATTAACATTAAAATCACGTTTTGTCCCTGCTTTGAGTGCGTTCCAGTCTTTATCTGAGACGATGTCTGAATCCATCGTTTGGATCATTCCATTGGACAAGCTGTTCAATGACTGCATCACGACACCTGCCTCAGCATCAATTCCAAGGGCGATTCCTTCTGGAATTGCGTATCCGATTTTGTCGCGCATAACTCGAGATGGGGAGTTGATAGAAAGGGCATTTTGAAGTGTACTTTGAATCGAATTTGCAACGGAATTTACGATCGCAATTATCATTGGAATTTGCGATTTTATTCCTGCACTCAATCCAGTCATGATACTAACACCCATTTCAACGAAGGCTTTCGAATGCGCTTGAAAGGTTGTTGAAATAGCTTCACAAACATTTCGGGCTGCTTCTATTGCTTGCGGATTTCCTCTGTCAATTCCACTTGCAAGCTCACAAATCATTTCATTCCCGTGATCCTGGTAAGTGCCTTCTATTTCATTTGAAAAGACTTCAGATAATTGGTCCATCATGTTTCGAACCCTATCAAACAACCCCTCAGATTCTCCCTCAATTCCTTCGGAAAAGCTGTTAGGAATTTCTTGACCACCAGCTTCAAAGTCTGCAGCTAAATCTGTCAGAGTTTCTAAACAACCCTCAGCTAAGTCATAAAGATATGGCATCATTTCTGGGTTAATTTGCGCCATCTGTTCTAGAAAATTATAACGTGCCTCTTCTGGCAATTCATTAAAAGTTTCAGCTATCCCAGTCAGAGTTTCTAAACAACCCTCAGCTAATTCATAAAGATGTGGCATCATTTCTGGGTTAATTTGCGCCATCTGTTCTAGAAAGTTATAACGCGCCTCTTCTGGTAATTCATTAAAGGTTTCAGCTATTCCAGTCAGAGTTTCTAAACAACCCTCAGCTAATTCATAAAGATGTGGCATCATTTCTGGGTTAATTTGCGCCACTTGTT